TTTGGTATTGGACAAGAGGTATTGTTTCCAAATCTAACAGACTTGCAGGTGATAGATCTTGAAGATCCATATTATTATTTAAATGTAGATGGCGAAAGATTAAAACTAGAGAGTGTAAAACATTTAAGACAACAAAGTTTATTTCAAGAAGCATGTATGGTTCAATTAAAAAATAGACCACCAACATTAAAAGAAAAAGACTGGGTGCATATAACTAATATATTATTAAATAATGCAGAGGTTACGGAGCCTGCAGCGGGTTTACGAACAGAGGATCAATTACAAAATCACTTACAAGAATATTGTTTAAATAGAACACAATTAGATTCTAAAGAAGATTTACCAAGAGGTGGCACATGGACTAACAATGGTTATCATCATTTTGTGTTCGATAAATTTTATCACAATCATTTAATGCGTAAACGTTGGGATCTTGGATACTCACGAACAGCTGAGATGTTAAGAGAAAAATGTGGTTGTGTGGACAAACGAATAGGTAAAAATAAATTATCTGTATATGTAGTAGAGGAGTTTGAAAAGAAAACTGAAGAATATAAACAAAAACAATTAAAAGAAGAGACACCATATTAATGAAAACTATTGTATTAGGACCACCAGGGACAGGTAAAACAACTACACTACTAAACAAAGTAGATGACTATTTAAAAAATACAGACCCTGATAAGGTTGGATATTTTGCATTTACACAGAAAGCTGCATACGAGGCAAGAGACAGAGCCATAAAAAAATTTAATTTAGATGAAGACGACTTACCATATTTTAGAACATTACACTCACTAGCATTTAGAAGATTAGGAATTAAAAAAGAAAATGTTATGCAACGTAGACATTATCAAGATTTTGGTAGAAGAGTAAAAGAAGAGATAAATTACGCAGACTATGAAAACGATCACAATGGAATCTTTACATCAGATAGTGAATATCTTCGAATAGTGAACCTTGCAATATTAAAAGGTATAACAGCAGAGCAGCAGTATAATTTAAACGAACACAATCAAGATTTAGAATTAGATAAATTAAAAATTATATCAAACGAGTTACAACGATATAAGAAAGAGCACAATCTTATAGATTTTAACGACATGATATTAGAATTTACAAAGTCAGATGCAGCAGTGCCAAAGTTTGATGTTGTATTTATTGATGAAGCACAAGACTTGTCAAGAATGCAATGGGATATGGCAAAAGCAATTTGGCAAAAGACAACAGATTCTTTTATTGCAGGGGATGATGACCAGGCAATATTTAGATGGGCAGGGGCAGACGTAGACTCTTTTATAGCGCAAGAGGGACAAATGCTGCCCTTGCAACAATCCTATCGAATACCTTCAAAAGTGCACGGACTTGCAATGGGTATTATAAATAAAATTAAAACAAGAATAAATAAATCTTGGAATCCAAAAATTCATGAAGGCTCTCTTTCTAGATATGATGATTTTGAAGACATCAACATGTCATCGGGCGAATGGTTGGTTCTAGCTAGAACTAAATATATGTTAGATAAGTTAGAACCAACACTCTATGAAAGTGGATACTATTACAACAATAAATTTAGAAAACAAAAAGAACATACATTACATTTAGCTGCATTAGACTGGGAAAACTTATGTAAGGGTCAATTATTATCTTACGATCAAGTCGTAAGAATCTATGGTTATATGCATGTAGATAAGACAAAATTAAAAAGCATGTTAAAAGACAGCATGTACGATATGGATACTTTAAAAAAACATCATGGACTAAAAACAAATGCTGTTTGGTTTGAAGCATTCGATGCTGCACCAAGACGAGAAATAAATTATTTAAAACAAATGAGAAGAAGAGGAGAGAAGTTAAACCAGGCACCGCGTATAACTTTATCTACAATACATGGTGCAAAAGGTGGTGAAGCAGAAAACGTTGTGCTGCTCACTGATCTTAGTTTTAACACAATGAAAAGCTATGAAAAAAATCCTGATGATGAAAACAGATTGTTTTATGTTGGTGCAACAAGGACCAAGGAACATTTGCATATTATTAGGCCACAACAAGATAACAAAGGATACGATCTATGACAAACAAAGATATATTTAAAAAATCAACATATAAATCATTACAAGAACAGGTGGGTGGGAAACACTATCACTCTATGAAGATTCAACCTGCAGAGTTTATAAACGAGAACAAGTTGCTTTTTGCGGAAGGCAATGCTATAAAGTATATTTGCAGACACTCTGTAAAAGGGAAGGAAGAAGATATTAAGAAAGCAATTCATTATTTAGAGATGATATTGGAAAGAGATTATTCGTGAAAGTTAAAACAGAAAAAAATTTTTTAAATCAAAATGATTTTGATAGGTTAAAAAGTGAAGTATTACGATCTGCTTTTTATTTTACAGACAACGTATCCAGTAAAGATGCAAAAGATGGTTATTATTTTACTCACGCTATCTTTGAGCAAAGTCAAATTTTAAGTAGATCTATATTTCAACTTATTATACCAATATTAAATAAATTAAAGGTAAAGGCTCTACACAAGACAAAAATAAATTTATATCCACAAACACATAAAATAATAGAACACGGACAACACACAGACACAGATTTTAAATGTAAAGCTTTTATATTAGCACTAAATACTTGTGATGGTTTTACTAGAATAGGTAAGGCTACAAAAATACCATCTATTGAAAATCAAGGCATTTTTTTTGAAGGTAATGTTCCTCACAACAGCACAACTTGTACTGATGAAAGTATAAGACTTAATATAAACATTAATTATTTTTAATATGATACAAAAACCTATATTTAGTCCACAGGTAGAATGGTTACCACCAACAGATTTTCCTGACCTATCTAAGTATAATGAGATTGCAATTGATCTAGAAACAAAAGACCTAGAGTTAAAAAATATGGGCTCTGGCTCTGTTACAGGCAGAGGTCAGATTGTGGGTATAGCTGTAGCTGTGCGAGACTGGTCTGGATATTATCCTGTTGCACACGAAGGTGGTGGTAATATGGATAAATCCATGGTCATGAAATGGTTTCAAGATGCGTTAAATACAGAAGCTACAAAAATATTTCATAACGCTATGTATGACGTATGTTTTATTAAAGCTGCAGGATTAAAAATATCTGGAAAGATTGTAGATACCATGATTGCTGGCTCTCTCGTGGACGAGAATCGCTTTCGTTACGATTTAGGTAGTATGGGTCGTGATTATGTTGGAAGAGGCAAAAATGAAGCCGTATTGGCTGAAACAGCTAAAGAGTGGGGTATAGATGCTAAGTCGGAGATGTATAAATTACCTGCTATGTATGTCGGTGCATATGCTGAGGCAGATGCACAACTAACATTAGATCTCTGGCAAGAGATGAAGAAAGAAATTATTAATCAAGATATAGAGGATATATTTAAATTAGAGACTGAACTTTTTCCTTGCCTTGTTGATATGCGTTTTTTAGGTGTCCGAGTAGATACTGAAGCAGCATACGAATTGAAACAGAAATTATTAGCAGAAGAAAAAGAATGCCTACACATAGTGCAAAAAGAAACAGGAGTAGACACTCAAATATGGGCTGCACGTTCAATTGCGCAAGTCTTTGAAAAACTGCACCTACCATTTGACCGAACTGAAAAAACAAATTCTCCATCATTTACTAAAAACTTTTTACAAAACCATCCTCACCCAATGGTTCAAAAGATTGCACGTGCAAGAGAAATAAACAAAGCACACACAACATTCATTGATACCATAATTAAACACGAACATAAAGGACGAATATATGCTGAAATAAACCAACTTCGATCTGATAGTGGTGGAACCGTGACGGGTAGATTTAGTTACGCGAATCCAAACCTACAGCAGATTCCTGCACGGAACAAGGAACTCGGACCAATGATCAGGTCATTGTTTATACCGGAACAAGATTGTAAATGGGGTGTATTTGACTATTCACAACAAGAACCAAGACTGGTCGTGCACTACGCTGCACTACAGAATATGTATGCAGTAGGAGATGTATTAGATGCATACAAAGATGGTGATGCAGACTTTCACAAAATTGTAGCGGAGATGGCTAACATACCAAGAGAACAAGCAAAGACAATTAATCTTGGTTTGTTTTATGGTATGGGTAAAAATAAATTACAAGCAGAGTTAGGTGTTAACAAAGAAACAGCACAAGATTTATTTCGACAATATCATTCACGTGTGCCATTTGTAAAACAACTAATGGATAGTGTTATGGCACGAGCACAAGACAGAGGTCGGGTAAGAACGTTGCTGGGTAGATTGTGTAGGTTTCATTTATGGGAGCCTAATCAGTTTGGTATCCATAAACCATTGCCACACGATGCAGCACTCGCGGAACACGGACCAGGGATCAGAAGAGCGTACACATACAAAGCTTTAAATAGATTAATACAAGGATCAGCGGCTGACATGACAAAAAAAGCCATGATAGATTTATACAAAGAAGGCATCACACCGCATATACAAGTGCATGATGAACTTGATATATCTGTTGAATCTGAAGCACATGCTGATAAGATAAAAGAAATTATGGAAGGGGCTGTTGCTCTTGAAGTGCCAAACAAAGTAGACTATGAATCAGGCGCAAACTGGGGTAACATTAAATGATATATGGCTTATTTAAATGCAAACATACCACCAACTTATGCACAAATAAGAAGAGAGTACTTATATGATCTCAAAAAACACCACGGAGAAGTTGAAGACTGCATTGTCTTTGGTATTAGTGCTCTTACAGGTCGTAGCATTTTATTTCATGCTATTATGGAAAATGGTGCGATCTTCTATAGACTACCTATTACAGCTTTTATTCAAAGAGGATTTAAACCCGAAGATGTACCCATACGAAGACTTGATGAACTACAGCTCTGGAATTGTTTTAGCTATTATCCTTCTGTTCATTCTTGGGACATTTTAGAATCACAAGCCGGTAAGTATATCGGAAAAGATAAAAAATGGCACCCAGGAAAATATTTATTTACTATTGACTTTGCACATCCT